CGCCTTGCCTATCGAGCGGCTCCCGGCAAATAACTCGAGGACTTTCATGGGTGTAAGATTCTGCCCTCAACATCTCGTGCGATATTCTCGAGGGTCTCTTTGTCGTATTGGGTTATGGGAAGAACCCGCTTCACCAAGAAGGGATCGCCTCCGAAGTGCTGATGTTCAAATTTCTCTTTCTGGTCTTGTTTAAGAAATTGGCGGATGTTCTCCGCTATCTTCTCGCGTTCCGTTGTAGTGTAACTCATTCTGTTTCGTTTACTAGTTTTTGAAGCTCCTGAAGCATCCGACGGTTGCACGAACTGCATTGACTTGCTTGGGTGTTTGTTCCTGTCACCTTCGAATAGAGCTTCGCGAGTTGTCCGTTTGTTCTGAATTGGTTCTCTGTCTGAAGAAATGTCTTGATCGCGTCGATGTCTGCTTGTTTTATTTCTGCTTCCCACTTACCGAGAGGACAAGACGCAACCTTGAGACGTGTCTTCGTGGGCATATGGCATCCGCACAACTTCGAGTCGGTGAAGGCTTCTGTCACGAGGTCTCCGCAACTCTTGGTCTTCTCGACGAAGTGTTCGCAAGCGTTGCAGATCGTGAGTCGGTCAGTCCTCTTTTGTGCCGTTACGAAGAACATCTTTCAGGATTTTTCGGGTGATGTGTAGTGAGCGATAAAGGGTCGATTCTCCAACGCCAGACCGTCGAGATACGTCAGCCATGTTCCACCCTTGCAGGTATAGAGAGAAGATAGTTCTATCGAACCACGATAGGCGGTCAAGGATGAGTTGCATCTGTTCGCGTTGGATGGCTTTCGTCCAATCGCTTTCGAAGGTTTGTTCTTTGGGGTCAGCATCGGTGACGTGATATAAGTCTTTAAATTTTCCTCGTGTGGCTTCGGTGTACATCGCTTTCACAAAGTACCCGAGCGGGTTGTCATTATCCCCATCGGGAAAGCGTTTGTCTACACATCGAAGATACGTGTGATGTACAAGGTCGGAAGGGCTGTCCGTCCATCGTCGAGCGATTCGAACAAGTTTTGAATAATGCTTCGTTAAGAAGCTATTCCAACCCTTTCGACTTCCTGAGTTCATCGACTTTCTTCTTGTATATTTTGCAAAGGTCTTCCAATTCGTGAACACTGAATCGCTTCGTTTCGTTGCTTAACCGAACAAGGTAATCCGCTGTCCCTTCTCCGTGTAGTTCGTCGAGACGTTTCGCGAATTCGTATTGTGCTCCCCCTTCGAATCCGTTGCAAGCCTTGCATTGAAATTGAACGTTGAGTTCATCGAAGCGGGTGGGCATCTTTTGCCGTACCATGAAATGCCCAGCGTCCGCGTTCTTGTAGAATCGTAAGCGCCCGCAAGTGAAGCACTCTCCCCACCCTTCATCGTTGACCGCGCGAATTCGGATGAACTGGGAGAATATCTTATCGAGCTTCGCTTTCGCTTTCGCTACTGTCATTCTTTCCGGGTATCAAGAAGGGGTTGTTCTTCATGCGCCATTTGAGTCGAGCTTCTTCGGGATCGTAAGGCTTGACGTTCTTCGGGTCTGCGGCTCCTCGTGTCACCGTCTTATGTTGTTGTTCAAGGATGGCGGCTCGTTCTTCTTCGTGCTTAATGATGCAGTCGCGAAACTCCTGAATCTTGAGTCGCTCGTAGAAATTGCCGTAATATCCTTGTTTCATCCTCTCGCAAATTAAGCGAAGCTCCTCGAGTTTCAAAACCGGGAAGACTTCAAAGATAGTTTCTGCGCAAAGTGCCATGTCTTCGAATGAGTGAAGGGTCTTCTTTGCGTCTATGAATTGAACCGTCTTGTTGATCATGGTCACGACTGCCGCCCGAGTCTCTTCGGGATGGTGTCGGAGGCTGGTCAGAATGTTAGTTCCTGCCCACGCCTGTTCGTTGGTGGGTTTAAAGATGCCCGTGCTTGAGATATGCTGTAAGCTGGTCTTGGCTCGGTTGCTTTGGAGTTGCTTTTTTGTTTGTTGTAAATTCATTGCTTCGTTTTATCCAGTTTCGCGCAGCAGCATTCCAATTCTTCATCTTGTTTCTGCCGGCTTTCCATCCGTTTGCTTCGTAGTAGTTCCAAAATTTCTCGCCTTCGTCGCGAGATGATCCCGCAAGTTCGAACGAATTCATCGCTTCTTCCAAACTTGGTTCCTTGAAACGTACTCTCTTAACTCCATCTATACTCTTCTCTTGACTCTTCTCTATACTCTGCGCAACTGTAGTTGCTTCTTTTGCAACAGTAGTTGCAACTTTTGCAACGATAGTTGCTTCTTCTTGCAACGATTGTTGCTTGTTCCTATCGTTGCTTGTTCCGATTGTTGCTTCTACGAGTACAGTCATCTTTCTTCGATGACCGTACCCTTCGCATTTGATGTGAGCTGTTTCACAAAGGTCTTTGCGCATCTTGCGGATATACTGAGAAGAGACCCCAAGAGACTCAGCGAGGAAGTCATCTCCCGCCCAACACGATCCGTCTTTGTGACTGAGCGCGTGAATTTTAGAGAGTAGAATTCTTTGCATGGGAGAGAGGTCATCCAGCAACCAAATCTCTTGAGGTATCCATATTCCGTTCATTCCGTCAAAGTTAATGAGGAAAAAGACAGGGTCATTCGACCCCCTCTCTTTCACATATTAAAACCTCTTCGACGATCTCCGCGAATGTCGCTCCACACGTCTCAGATATTTCTGGGAGGTGCTTGAGGATATTGCGAGGATTGCGTCCGCACCAATTACGAACGGTGTTGGGTGTGACATCCAGCGTCTTTGCTGCTGTCAATGTAGAACCGTAGTTCCTAACGATAAAGAGCTTTATATTATTCATACCGCGTAACCTTTACCGCTCCCCAAAGGAACGAGCGTGAGACTTTGATTCGCTTATTCAACACCTTCTTCTTGGACGATTTCTTCTTAGGCGTGTATCGATAGCCGTTGAAGTTGTAATCGGGTTGGATAAACTTTGCCCATCGCGTTTGCATCCCCGCCACTGTGTGTCGTTCCATCGGTCGAATATTCTTCCATTGAATGGGACGCTTGCTGTCTCGGTAGATGTTGCGGTTGATCGTGTCAACGAGTTGTCTGTCTTCTTGAAGTGTCCAATTCATAGCTTTGAGATTAGGGTTGAACGGATAGACAAGAGGAACTCAGCCGCTTCGAGAATCTTCTCAGGGTCGCTCTCTTGGTTGATGGCGTGACCGATTGCCCAACTTGCGTCAATCCTCTTTTGAATGTCAGGGTTGTTTGCCTTCGATTGATTCGGAGTGAACCCCGGTTTCGTCAGTCGCATCTTATCTCCCCACTTCGAGGGGGTGACTTCGAATTCTACTTCGTCTCCGACACTCCAACGGCTTTCGCTCTTTGCAGATACTTCTCCGCTGTCTCCGGATTCGAGTTCGATTTCGAACTTGTACATCAAGCCGTTCTGGCTGTCATAGGTGCCATTCGGTTGAATGGTCTTGATTTTAGATTGTCCCATTTTCTTTGGTTTTAGGGATTTATTTCGTCCGCGCTCTGCGGATGGATTCTTTGAGTTGAGAGATGAGGCGATCGAATTCCGCGTCTTCATCTCTTAGGTTTTGGGCGAAGTCGTTGTAGTCCTTCGCGGGATTTACGTTCACGCTACTTCGGACACATATTGGCTTTCTCATTGATTGCTTTGTTTAACTGTTCGAGTGTCGATTCAAGGTCGAAGATAAGGCGATCGATATCTTCTGAGTTGTGTTCTGCCTGCGCCCATTTGTAGAACGCGAATGCATCGGGTCGGAGTTCATTCATTGATGTCATAGAATAAACAGAAGTTTGGATAATCCATCTTGACGTAGATGAGCTCCTTGAACTCGTCCCGTGGTAGCTTGGAAAGGAAGTGCTTGTCTCCTCCTCCGTAACCCTTTGTCCACAGATACGACTGCCAACCCGCATCAATATACTTCTGTCGGTTGTCGTTTAAATCGTCTTCGTCAACGGGTGTCCAGATACTTGTTCGGTATGCTGACGCGGAGCGAGTATGCGTCTTACCCGTGACCCAATTTTCTTGTTGTGTATGGATCATTTTTTTACGGTTTTTGCAAACTGCTTCGCATCTGCAAGTGTTTTGAAAGTCTTAAACACCCTCACAAATTTTTGATGTGGAAAGAACTTGGATTCTATTTTGTTAGGTGGTCTCACGTCTGTTACTACTTGATACTCCTCTTTTTTTGTAGATAATGATATGATTACTTCAATATCTCCAACCTTTGGTAATTTGTTCATTGCTCGATGTTTTCTTCTACGATGTCCATCGCCATTTGTAGCGCGGTACGTGTGAGACGATGGGTTGTTGGTTGCTCTTCTCGGAGAGCGTGCAAGGTCAAAAACGCTTGCTTCAGTGCTGTTTGTTTGTTGTTGTTCATGGGGCAATGATACGCAACTTATTTCGTTATCCAAGCATAAAAGCAAATTATTTTTCTTTTTTACGCAAAAAAAGAGGGAGACCCCGTTGAGCCTCCCTCCTAACAAACGTAACACTGGGTAGTCTACACCCAACAAAGCAGATTCAAATATACTACTTTTTCGCAGAACCGAAATAATAATTCACGACTTGCCCAACAAGAGTCCCTTCAGCGAACCCGAGGATATGAAAAAAGATCTCTTTGTCTTGAACCCCGGTCTTCGCCCAAACAACCATAACGATTCCGATGATCATAGCTGCCGAACCAACAAAGACCTGCATCCAATCGCGTTGACCAAGATTCTTCGTTATCTCAATCTCTCGGTTTCTTGCGTTGGCTCTGTCCGCTGTCTCAAGCTCCTCCATCAACAGCTTCGCTTTTGTCTTTTCTTCGTCGCTGGTTTCGGTGTTGTCGATTAGAGCATTGAGAGCCTTGAGCGCGTCCGCACCGGGGACAATTTCCGCTATTAGGTTGAAGACCTTCGGACTTTTCTCTTTGAACCATTTACCGAGCTTCGTTTCTTTTAGTGGAGTTCCTCGCATTGGATGTCGTATGATTTGCCGTGAGGCTTGATTGAAAACTTCCAACCGCCCAACCTCGGAACCGAGAAGCCTTTCTCGACTTCCCACCCGATTGAACGGTCTTTCTTTTTGTATGATCCCGTCTGTACTACGTGAACGGTCTCTTGTCCGTGGTTAAAGTTGGAGGTAAGTACATCGCGCATAACGGGAACATACCACTTTTGATGCGTGTGCCCGCGTGCAATGATAACCGCTTGCGGGTAGTCCTTCATATCAATGTCTACATTTAATACACCCTTCGAGCGTTTGGCGTTGCCTCCGTACCCGTGATGATAATGAAGCGGGTAACTCCTTCGAGTGCCTTTTCCCTTCATGCTACATTTCAAAATAACCCACCCCGCGTAATAACCAGCAATGATATTACCACCGTTCGCGTTTAAGATGCCGACGGTTCGTTGTATAGGATCAACGCCATGTCGTTTCGTGATGTTGGTCTCGTGGTTTCCTTGTCCGATGAGCTTGATGATGTCCTTGTATGGTTCGAGTTTATCGGTACAGTCCTTTATGACCTCATCGATATACGCCATCGCTTTGAGTTCAGGGCGCAGAGAGTCGTAAGAACCGCGAGGGTCAAACTTCATATTCATCAAATCGTACAAATCGCCCAATATCAAAACAACCGCGTTCTCTGCTTTTGCCCTGTCGAGGTGCTTGAAGAAGAGTTTGCGGTCGCATTTGATAGAATCGAAGTGAACGTCTGAAATAAGGTAGACACTTCGCACATCTTCGAAGTTCTGAAAGTCGAACGGGAGAACGTGAATGTCCCGGTCTTTGGTTATTAGTTCATGCATATGTCCAGATTCGGTTTTCGGGTTTCATCTCATCAACGTCACAGTGTATGAAATTTTTGCCTATCCCCAACCGATTGATTCCAACTTCCATCAACGCATCGATGATGATAAAACGCTCTTGGGAATTCGTGACTTCAATATCTGCCGCGAGTCCGAGAAGGTGCGAAGAGTTACGGGAAGCGGGTAAACCTTTAGCAATGAGGGAGCGGTTATAATCTACCGTTCTAAATCCCGACGAAATACGAATCGGAATTGAAGCGCAGTCTCGAGCTTCGTCGAGCAACCGAAGGAAGCCTCTGTCCATCATACGACCCGACCCGGGTGCATCGGGTGAATCGAATTCGCTTAACTTGAAGTGTCTCATCGTTCTGCAAGCATTAGTTCGATCTTATGAACTGCCTTGACTACTTCTTTCATCATGTCTTTCAGTTCGTCTTTGTCGCTCTCCACGCGAATGATTCGCCCCTTGAGCTTCTCAATTTCACGGTTTAGATTTACCCACACCCCCACGATCGCGACCGCGCTTGGGAGTAACATTAGTATGATTTCGGTGGAGGTCATCGAGGAACTTTTTCAATAAGGTTATATTTTCTTTCCGGCTCTTTCTCATCCGAAAAACTGTTTTAGGTCAACGATATTCGGAACGCCTCCGCTACTGATGCTCATCCCGCTCTGGAAGTAGTCCGCTGGTTGTGGGAGCATATCCGCACCCGTGTTTGAACTGTACTCAGGAAAGAGAGACGAGTTGTTGCAGAGATATTGATACATTCTATAAGTGTAAAATTGGGCGTTCTGACGCGCTCTTTCTACTTCCCTATGTAAATCGTCCGGTGAGATGCTTTGAGTGTCTTCAGATACCCTTAAAACGAGCGAGCCGTTGTCCATCTTGACGTAAAGAGATGGGATCAGTTCAACCATCGACCACCAAAGGGTAGCTTTTCGAACGTAGTCATTCATCAAAGTAGCGTAATCGCCCGACAACCCACCGCCCGAGATATCGGTCTTCAGCTTCTCGAGGAGGTCGGTACCGAGATAGAGTTGGATGTACTTGTCTTGAGATAGAATAATCGAAGGAACGAGGTAAGCGTCTTCGATGCTTCCGTTTATGTTGGTGATCCGCTTGATGTAATCCGGATTCACGAAGAGGACTTCTGCTTGTAGTGACATTATCGGGGATTTATGAAGCCTTCGTTCGGCATATCGATGGGACGTTGTGCAACTCGCTTATCGTTCTCAGGTAATCGCTTCGCATCGACTCCCGCTTCTCGGATGAGTTTCTTCGCTTGGTTGACCGAGATTTTCTTGTTGTTCTTTCGTAAGTATGTTTGGCGGCTGAAGTAATGGTGACACCTCGCCCCGCCTTTGAATAAGAAAAGGTCATATGTGTCTTTACCTCCCGCACCGAGTCCAGGGTTTACAGCTCGCAAGCTAGCCGCCTCGATGTCTTCCTTGCGGTAAACTTTGCCAGCGGCAACCATCTTTTTACAGAAGTCGCGAGAGTTCTCTTGCGTGGACTTGGGAGCGTACGTATAACGAACTTTGATGATCTCAGTATCTTGTTCGCTCTTGCCGTTGGGATTCGAAGAAGGTACACTTGCAAATGCCCACAGCGCATCGCGTGCTTTCTCAAGGTCGTAATCAACGGGAGATTCGTCTATCAATTCCCATTCATCCGACATCTCTTCGCCTTTGTCGGTGAGATAGTCGACGCATCCATCGAGGTTGACTTCATCGCTTGACAATTCGCAACACCCCTTCTCTTTCGATAGTTGAATGTCTTTCTCGAACATGGCTTCGGCTTGTTCTAAACCGAACCCAAGCATCGAGACAAGGATTTGAATCGCTTGAGCGCGGGTGAGTTCTCCAGTTCCAACCTTCGAGATAACGTCAACCGCTGAGCTGATTTGAATACCTGTATATGATTGTTCGACGTTGGCTTCTTCTACAGCTGCTCCGATCGGTTGAATATTCGCGTCGATTCCTGCGGCTCGCATCAGCGTATAAACCGACTCAACAACGACCTCGCGATAACCTGAGATGACATTCTCTTCAAAGAGTTCTGCGCTTGTCTCAAGCTCTCCACCGCCTCCCAGTTTACCCGGTACCGCAACCCCGAACATCTGCGGAGAAGTCACACGGTGTCCGACCATAATCTTTGAGGTAACTTCTTCCGAAAGGAACTGATATTGATTGTGAGCGTCCGACAATTGAAACGGCTCAAAGTCTGGCTTTCTATCGGGATCGTCTGAGTACGTGACAATGAACTTCCCCGCGTTGCTTGCTCCGCTGAGTTGTCTTTCGATATCCATTCGGATTCGGTTTCTTTCCTCTTGGGGTGGGATGCCGTTCTTAAAGTGTATGGAGAACGAAGGACTCATCCCGTTCTTCATGTTGTTGATGTGATAAACCCCGATTTCTTTGTCGAGTTCGATGTAATTAATCGAGCCAACATAGTCGGGTTTAGGATAGTAGAACGACCCCGGAGAGAACGGCTTCACATAAAGTATTTGAGTCGGGTGTTCGATATTCCTCTCAGGGTTAAACGTGCATATCTCCGAAGGCTCTTCGCGCTTATCGTTCCAATCCTTTGAGTAATAATAGTACTCGACTTTCTCGTCTTCATTGACAAACCCCGATCGGATATTCTCAAAAGGGAGGTGTGAGACGTTGGCAATAGTCGTTCGGTCGATACTCCAATTCACCTCAAGAGCAAACCCGCCTTGAATCTTAAAGTCGAGACACGCCTTGCGGAGTTCGTCGTTTAGATTCCATTGGTCAAAAGCGAGCCTTCCATCGAGCGTCGTAGCGTCGAACCCTTCACCAAATATCATCATCGCAATAGTTGTTGACAATGCGTTGTGAGTAGCAGACGAATGATAGAGGTCGACGAGGTATTGCGGGAAGAGGTTGTCATCTCCGTAATTGACGAAGCCCATCTTGTTTGCTGTCTCCCGATAGGATCGCTCTTCGTATTGGTTGAGTTGAATTAATTCCATTATTGGTAATATATGATATTATCCGGGATTGTGATTGATGGGATGTCGTATCCTGTCGCACCCGATACATTGAGAGTCCCTTGTTCGATAAGTGCAACAATTACGGCATTCGTTGGGTCTAAGTTAGTCGACGAATTTTGACCCCATACTTTGTAAGTGTAAAGACCGCTCTCAGTGAGAAGAACCTTCCCATCGGTTGCGCTGTCTTGATTTGTATATACTTCAAGGGTAGTATATCGGGGATTGTCAGTGTCCACGTTGCCGATGAAATAGTAATTCTCTTTCGATGCCATTGATTGAAAGAGGACAAGGTAATTCGTAAACGTGGCAAAGTCCTTCCGCATCTCCGAGAGAGTCAAATAAATGGACTGAGGACTTGAGCTGTTTGGGTTGAGGTGTATCATGATGAATCGAAAAAGGGAGAGCATATGCCCTCCCCCTTCCTTTATATTCTAACCAAAGAAAATCAATTACGAACCAGCCGTCAAAGTCAAGTTGGCATCGGTTGGGTCTGCAAACGCTGCTGGGGAAGCCTCTTCCGCTGTCAATTGGATTTGATAGCCGTTGAAGTCACCCTTTGCCGTTCCCGTTCCTACCGTTCCGCCTGTTGCCTCAGCACCAGTCGTGACTCCCATCGCGAGATAATTATCATTCACATCTTGAACGAGAACAGTCAAGCGGTTACGAAGCAAGTCCGATACCTCTTGGTTGTCTCCAACTGTCAGGTTTGGAAGTGAGAACTCGAGAACCTGAGAGTAAAAAACCGTCCCATTCTCAACGGAAGCGTTGACGCTCTGTTGAAGTGATCCGTTGTTCTTTGTAATCTCAAAACCGAAGAGCGTAATTCCCGAAGCGTTCGCGGCAACCGCGCCCCCTGTCTTTACCCAGTCATCCGACGCGAATTGTTTAATCCAGACGCGCTTGATTCCTCCGATCTTATCCTTGCAGGGAAACGCCCTGCCGTTGATTGTTAATGTACAAGCCATATTTGAGGAATTTAGGGGAGGGATTTAACGCCCCTCCCCGAATGAATTAGGATGATCGACGAGCAATGGCAACAGAGTCCAAGTCAACGACTTGTGTACCTCCTGAGAATTGCATGATTACACGAGTAACATCGTCACCCGTTACCCCTGTCAAATCCAAGACAGACGCTTGGATGTGGTCAGTTAGAAGGTTAGTTCCGAAGTACAGGTTTTCACCTTTTGCGAAGATGAAAGTGTCGTTCGGCATTCCGCCCGGTGTAATAATCTCATAGCCGTTGTAATTGCTTGCAGCCCCTTCTGCGTGGAATGGCAAGTTATACGTGTCAGCCAAAGCGTTGTAATACAACTGCTTCATCGCGCGGCTCATGAACAGCTTCGTGTTAGGGTCTCCTGCGATAACCGAAGGAACTTCGAGACCGCCAATGCGCGCCAAGATGTTTGCGGCTGACGTTGCACCTGTCAACAAGTCTTCATCTCCCGGTGTTCCTGCTACCAACTTCGCGCAGATTCCATCGAAAGATGTATATGAACCATCGGTACCTCCGTCGGTGTGGTTGTAATTACCGTGCCAGATATTGCGCTCGATTCCCTCAGCAACCTTGGCGGCTACGTATTGAGCAACGAAAGAAGTGAAGTCAGCGGGAGCCGCTGAAGATTGTCCGCGCATCTGTGCAGATTCCCAAGTCGCTCGTAGGTCAGCGTTGCAAACTTGCTCGTTGACTTTCAAAGCAG